TACAATGAACAAATTACATTATTTTCTCCTCACGATGTTCCTAACCTTTACGACAGTTTTGGGACTGAATCATTTGATGACTTATATCGAACTTACGAATCTGATGAATCTATCCCAAAGACTAGCATAGGTGCACAAGAACTTATACTTTCCCTCTTGAAAGAAAGAGCAGAAACTGGTAGAATTTACATAATGAATATTGACCATTGTAATTCTCACTCATCATTTATTGATAAGGTTGAGATGAGCAACTTGTGTCAAGAGATTACATTACCAACTAAACCTATACAACATATTGACGATGACTCTGGGGAAATTGCTCTCTGTATCCTTTCTGCTATTAATATTGGCAAAATTAGGGATGTTTCGGATCTTAAAAGTCTTTGTGATCTTAGTGTTCGGAGTCTTGATGAACTCATTGATTTTCAAGGTTACCCAGTCGAAGCAGCAGAAATCGCTACTAAAGCAAGACGTTCCCTCGGCATTGGTTACATTGGACTCGCACACTATCTTGCCAAGCAAGGTGTTAAGTATGAAGACCCAAAAGCATGGGAATTGGTACATGATTTAACAGAAGCATTCCAATATCATCTGATAGAGTCCACAGTGAACCTTGCGAAAGAAAAAGGTGCTTGTGAATATTCTTCTCGAACTAAATATGGTCAGGGGATACTTCCCATAGACACCTATAAAAAAGATGTCGATGAACTTGTACCAAACAATTTAAAATATGATTGGGATTCTCTTAGGGCACTTGTCAAAGAACACGGAGTCAGGAACTCAACTTTGTCCGCACAAATGCCATCGGAGAGCAGTTCCGTTGTGTCTAACGCAACAAATGGAATCGAACCACCTAGAGGATACTTGTCCACTAAGAAGTCAAAGAAAGGACCTCTTAAGCAAATTGTTCCTCAATATGGGTCTTTGAAAAACAATTATACTTTGTTATGGGAAATGCCTAACAACACTGGATACATAAATATTGTTTCCGTGATGCAAAAATTCTTTGATCAGGCAATCAGTGGTAACTGGAGTTACAATCCAGAACATTATCCAGACAATGAAGTGCCTGTATCACAGATGGCACAAGACCTTTTAACCACTTACAAGTATGGTTGGAAGACAAGTTACTATCAAAATACATATGATATCAAAACAGACGAAGTAGAAGAACCTGCTTCACTTGATAATCTCGTTACAGAAATCTTAAACACATCGGAGGAAGAGTGTGAATCCTGCACAATTTAAAATATCAGCAGATAGGAGTGCAATGTCAGAAGTAAAAGGTATGACAGTATTCAATACCGAAGAGGTAGATACTAAGAAACAACCAATGTTTTTTGGAAAACCCTTAGGTGTTCAAAGGTATGACAATTTTAAATATAATCAATTTGAAAATTTAACTAAACAACAGTTAGGATATTTCTGGAGACCAGAAGAGGTGTCTCTACAAAAAGACCGTGGTGATTATCAATCATTACGTCCAGAGCAGAAGCACATCTACACTTCAAATCTTAAGTATCAGATTATGCTTGACTCTGTGCAGGGTCGTGCACCAGGTATGGCATTCTTACCATATTGTTCTCTACCTGAGTTAGAAGCGTGTATGGAAGTTTGGTCATTCATGGAGATGATTCATTCACGTTCTTACACTTATGTAATTAAGAATGTTTATCCAGACCCATCAGAGGTATTTGATAAGATATTATCTGATAATCGTATTCTAGAACGTGCTGCAAGTGTAACAGAATCATATGACACATTTATCAATTATGCACAGGAGTGGGGTCAGGGTAATCTCTGGAGAGAGGATTGGAAGGCATCACCATCATCAGTCTGGACACGTAAAGATTTAAAAAGACACTTATACAGGGCAGTCGCTAATGTCAACATTTTGGAAGGTATCCGCTTTTATGTATCTTTCGCTTGTAGTTTTGCTTTTGGTGAGCTTAAACTCATGGAAGGATCTGCGAAAATCATATCGCTTATTGCAAGAGATGAGAATCAGCATCTGGCAATAACACAAAACATCATCAACAACTGGAGAAAAGGTGATGACCCTGAGATGAAGGAGATTGTAAAAGAAGAAGAGCAGTGGACATACCAAATGTTTGACCGCTGTGTAAACGAAGAAAAGGTATGGGCAGAGTATCTATTCAAAGATGGTAGTATGATTGGTCTAAATGACAAATTACTTCATCAGTATGTTGAATGGATTGCCAATAAGAGAATGAAATCAATTGGTCTAAAACCCGTATATGACATTCCAGCAAGAAACAATCCATTACCTTGGACACAACACTGGATTAGTTCTAAGGGTTTACAAGTTGCTCCACAAGAAACAGAGGTAGAAAGTTATGTCGTCGGAGGAATCAAACAAGATGTCAAAAAAGACACCTTCTCAGGATTCAAACTCTGAGGAGATTGTCTGGGACATTGAAGAATGTAAAAAAGCAATCCGCGATGCTGCGGATGATTATGATAAACTAGTTGGAGGTTAAAATGATGAGTCCCTTTGGTAATGTGTTAAACACAAGAGAATCTTATAGTAGATTCCATCAAAAATTATTTACTGAAGTTGAAGTACAATTTGATAATGAGAATCCTACATGGATTCCACTCGATACTTTATTAGCAATTGAAAGAACACACAATGGAAACACATAGAAAAACATTATTACACCTCTTAAAAGAAAGAGCATACAAGCACGGACAATTTACCTTATCATCTGGTAAAGAGTCAGAGCATTATATCAATTGTAAACCAGTTACTTTATCTTGTGAAGGTAATGCATTGTGTTCACATCTAATGATCGAACATGTAGAGGACAACTCAGTAGCGGTTGGTGGTCTTACACTTGGTGCTGACCCATTAGTATGTGGTATCGCACAGAAAGCATACTACTCTGGTAAACACATTGATGCTTTAATTGTAAGAAAGAATCCAAAAGGATATGGTACGAAGGAAGTAATCGAAGGTAATAAACCACCAAAAGGTTCTGTCGTTACTGTGCTAGAAGATGTAACTACAACAGGTAGTAGTGCAATCAAGGCAGTAAATGTTTTGAGAGATGCTGGTTATATTGTGAATCGTGTTATTGCAATCGTTGACAGACAAGAGAATCATAAGGTATGGGAGAATAATAATATTGAATTTATCTCATTATTTAAGTTACAAGATATCACTGATATATAATAAAGAGTAATATGAAATCTGCATGGCAGTTGACTATGAGAATCCTTGGATGTATGAAGGGAAACCTTTTACTTCTGATGACATTGGGGATTATTATGGATTCGTCTATCGCATCACAAATACCACCAGCAGCAAGTCCTACATTGGTAGAAAGTACTTCGTGCAAAAGCGAAAACCAAAAGGAGGAAAGCGAAAAGTTACAAGCGAATCAGACTGGAAGCGATATTACGGAAGCTCTGACGAACTTAAACAAGACATTAAAACTCTTGGCAGAGACTCTTTCAAAAGAGAAATCCTCTCCCTCCACACAACCCTTGGAAAAGTAAACTACGAAGAGACAAAACAATTATTCTTACATAATGTTCTGATGGAGTCACTTGACAACGGTGAACCTGCATATTATAATAGCAATATATTAGGACGTTATATGCGTAAAGATTATGGGAACTTTGAAAGAATCAGTGAATGATACATACGATTGGTCTCTCTACCGTATCAAAGAACTTTGTTCTCGTGGTGATTTTGAAGAGGTTGTGAACGGTGATTCAATACGTCAAGAGTTTAATGAATGGTTATCTGATAATTATAAAGATCAAGAAATAATATCATTAGAATATATTGGTGAGGGAAGTAAGTTTGATGAGTGACGAAGAACTTAAATTAAGAAGAGAAACTCTAAACATTTTACTTAAGAATTTTGATGATAATCGTGCCATTTATGAGTGTGCTGATGAATGGGTAAGCAAGTTTAAAACTACTTCAGGAGTTATCAAATACTACAAAACTTATTTTGCTAAATAGGAGTACGTTATATTACTTAAAATGGTAGATAAGAAAGCAGAAGAAAAACCTAAGTCTGAAGAAAAACCAAAAGGTCTCATAGGAAAGTTAAAAGAAGCTGCTGATGATAAAGAAGAACAGATTGCTATTCTCTCCACTTTTGTGAGACTCGCTGTTCTTGTATGGTCTGCAGGAATCCTAACTTTAGCATATGTTAAGTTACCAGAAGCACTTAAAATACCAGAACAGAAGTTAGATCCAACTTTCATAGCTTCGGTTTTCACAGGAGTTTTAGCTACTTTCGGTGTCCAAGCAGGAGGTAAGAAGAAGAATGGTGCAGATGGTGGTAGTGCTAATATATCTAAAAAAGATATGGAGTTTCTAATCGCAAAAGCATCTGAGACAGCACCAGCACAAACAATTAGGATTGAGCAAGCACCAGTAACAATCGTACCAAATGCTGCCCCACCTAAAAAATAAGGAGGATTTATGATGAAAAAGTGGTTTGCCCTTGGATTGGGTGGAATTTTAGGTATATCTCACATTGGTTTAATTGGTCTTGTAAGTCGAAAAGCAAGTGTGCCAGTTATAAGTCCACCTGTGGGACCTTATACCTCATATGTTATTCAAGCAGATAAAGAAGGATATAAGTTAAGTTACACCGCTAACGATCCAAAGACAGCATTTATCACTAAGGATATTAAAGAAAAAGGTGGTTTCTTAGGTTTAGCAAATGAAACTACTCAGGTTACAGAAGAATACTTTATGGATGGTTCAATCAATCAAGGTGGTGCTGTATCCAATCAAAGATCTTGGTTAGACCAGAAACCAGGTTTGACACAAGCACAAGTAGAGGAGATAAACTCTGCACGAAAAAGTGAAGCCTGTATCAAAGCAGTTGGATCTGCAGAGGGCACAGGCAGGTTGGTTGGGACAAGTGTTGGTGCTGCTGCTGCTCCTACTCTTTCCACTATTCCCTTTGTGGGTTGGGTTGCAGCTGGTTGGGTAGCAATGTTTGGTGGAAATCAAGGTGCTGAGATAGGTGGTAACATGGCAGAGGAACTTAATTCCAACTGCTGACATAGTGTGTAAACCGACACATTCGTGCGTAATTATACCTAGTTGCTATAATAAATAATAGCGTACTGGAGTTGAAAGATCATGTCCCATTACACACTTGCTTGGCACGATAGTCAAGACACCGAACAACATATCTGTGAATATGCGAATGACGCATTTGAAGCAGTCAAGAATGCAAGAGAGGATGTTCCGTATCTACACGAACATCCTTTTTCTTTGGAATCAATTAAAAAGGAGGATTGAAATGAAAGTCTTTAAATTTAAATATCTTTTAAAAGCATGGTGGTTATTCGCAATTATGGTTGCAATAGTATTAGGTCCTAGTGTTGCATACGCAGCAGAAATTACGATGGGTTCTGGAGGTAATTTAATTTTTGAACCAAATGAAATTACAATAAGTGCTGGTGATACAGTCACATTTACAAATGGTGAATTACCACCACACAATATGGTAGTTAAGGATCACCCCGAACTATCACACACTGACCTGGCTTTTATGGGTGGGGAAAGTTTCGAGGTTACTTTCCCAGAGTCTGGAGACTATGAGTTTCAGTGTGACCCTCATGCGGGTGCAGGTATGAAAGGAGTTATTCACGTCGAATGAAAAGATTTAACACATGGGTATTAGATACCACAATTTATATTCTTGACTTTCTCTATCGAGGTAGAGAATTTCAAAGGTTCTGGGTTTTAGAAGTTATCGCAAGAGCACCTTATTTTGCTTTTATATCTGTGTTACATTTCCGTGAATCACTTGGATTGAGAGGTGAAGAACATATATACTTGATGAAAGAACACTTCTATCAGGCACTCAATGAAACGGAACATTTGGAAGAGATGGAACTTAGAGAAGGAAATAAGTATTGGATCGATAGGTTCTTTGCCAAGCATCTTGTTCTATTTTATTTTTGGGTCATGGTTGGCTACTATTTTATTGATCCTATTAACGCTTACGACATCAATATGAAGATTGAAAAACATGCGTTTGAGACTTATGTAAAGTATAGTGCGTGGCATCCAGAAGATAAGAAAATAGCAGAGATTGCAGAAGATGAATATCAGCATTCCAAAGAATTACAAAAGGCAATGTTAATGATTGCATAGATAATACTAATCACAGTCATTAGTTTATGTTATCTACCAATTACCGTTTAAGATTAGAAGCAATCTGTAAAGATATTGCATCAGGAACAGAAGTCAGTATGAGTGATATGATATGGGCACAAAAATTAGCAAAGGCTAATACATCAGCAAGAGGTATGTTATCCTCTGCAAGAAGAATGGCAACTGACCCTGATGGTTCTTGTCTTAAGTATTTGGATATTGGAGATCCAAAATCAGATAAGAAAGGATTTAGTGGTGCAGATGATATCGCAGAATGGTTTAAAAACGATAGATCTGATGATTGGAGGCAACGAGATTGATTGTTTGGAGTATTGTATGGATGATTGTTATACTCTTGATTTCTGTATCAATTGTGATATACTATATAATGAGATACGATCATCTATTTCCGAATGATTAAATATTTGGCAATACCACTCATATTGGTTGGATGTACAGCACCAGTTACAGATCCTCCTGCACATGCCATTCCACGAGAGCAGATGGAAATGATAATGGGAGCATTAGAATATTTGAGAGAATATGAAGTTAAACAATATCGAACAGAACCAGATGATGCTGTAAACAGTGCATTAGATGATTTTTGGGAGGACGCAGATGAAAGTAATGACTCCACAGAAATATTAGATGAAGGACAAGAGTAGAAAGACACAAGTAATCAATCTGATAAGATTTGTTATCTTTTTTCAGTTAACAATAGTAGGAGCAACTATAATCGGATGCTTTGTCGCTAAGTCTAATAAATGTG